TCAGGAGAAAGAAAAGGCCGAGTTTGAGGCCAAGCAGAAAGAGCAGCATGAACGGGTCGCTCGCGTTACTGAAGCGCAGAAGACCCAAGAGGAATATGCCCGGAATATCTACCCGGATTTTGACGACACGGTGAAGAGGGCCGCCGAGGTGATGCAAAACCTCGAAGAGCTACTTCCCGAGAAGTGGCAACAGGCGAAAGTGGTGAAGCTCATCAGGGAATTACAATACGCCGCCGCGAACGCTGATCAACTGGATCTGGATGACTACCACGCCGCCATGATCGCCTACGAGATTGGCCGGCTGCATCCACAGTACGGCAAAACCCACGGCGAACAGCCGAAAGAGACGGGAACTTCTAAAGACCCGAAGGCAAACGGGGGCCTTACACCCGAACAGATGAGGCGCATTGAAGAAAACACCCAACGCAGGGTTTCGAGTGCATCTGTTCCGGGTGGTGGAGGTCGCCGCTCAGTGTCCGTCGATGATGTGACGCTGGCCGATCTTAACCGCATGTCCTACAAGGACCGCGAAGCATTCAAGGTCAAATACCGGGACAAATACGACAAACTCCTGCGGGGTTAAACCCATAGGAGGTTAGCCAATGGCTAACACAGTGACGATAGACGCGCTTCGTCAAGAACTCTGGTCTAAGGAGCTTCTCGACGATGTAATGCGTGATGTAAAGAACGTGATGCAGTTCGTGGGCGAGGACAATAACAACATCGTCCAAGTTTCCCGCGAACTTGGGAAAAAGGGCGGCGACACGGAGACTTTCGGTCTTGTGACCCGCTTGTCCGGCGATGGCGTGACCGGCGACGATGAGCTTGAGGGGAACGAAGAAGCCCTGAACAGCTATTCGGAGCAAGTGGCTATCGACCAGATCCGGAACGCTGTTCGGCTGAAAGGCAAGCTGGACGCCCAGAAAGTCGTTTATGACCAGATCAAGCCCGCTCGGGAAAATCTGCGGATTTGGATGAAAGAGTTCATCATCCGCCAGATCTTCCTGAAGCTCGGCGGCGTGACAAACACGACCCTGAAAGACACCAACGGTGTTTCTATCTCTGGCCGTGCGCTCTGGTCAAATACACCTGACTACATCCCCGACGCTGACGAAGCGGCTGGAACTGGTGCGCGGTATCTATGCGCCAACACTGGCGGCACTGATGCTCTCGGGACTTCCGACAAGATGACCTTGGACCTGGTGACCAAAGCGGCGACCATCGCCAAATTGGCCAATCCCCAGATTCAGCCCTTGGACATCGATGGCGACAGCTTCTATGTCATGTTTCTGCATCCTTTGCAGGCCCGTGATATTCGGTTGTCTTCCGACTGGAAAACGGCTCAACAGAACGCCCGCGAGCGTTCCGAGAAGAACCCCGTGTTCAAAGGAGCCTTGGGCTTCTGGTCCAACGTTCTTCTCCTGGAAAACGAGTTCGTGCCGTGGTTGGACGTTTCCGAGGCCGGGAACAGCTTCCGAGGTGCGGCGGTCGGAACTGACTGCGCCGTTGACTGCGCTCGTGCGCTCCTCTGCGGTCGGCAGGCGGCTCTTATGGCCGAATGCACCAACCCCGAGGCCCTTGTGGTTGAGCAATTCGACTACAAGAACAAGGACGGCGTGGCCGCCAGCTTCATCGGTGGTATTCAGAAAGCCGTGTTCAACAGCAAAGAATTCGGCGTGATCGCGGTTGATACCGCGGCCGCTGTCTAAGGAGGCTAAACATGGCTGCTATTACTCCGACCATCGCGGCAAAGACTGAGTTCGCTGGATCGAAAAAGCTTGTGGTTATCACCGGAACGCTGACTTCTGCCAGCGACACCGTGACCTTGACCACGACCAACGTTCCCGGCGTTCAGTCGATCTCCGGAATCGTCGGTTTCACCTTCACGGGTGGAATCGACGCGGCCCTTCTGGCGGCTCAGGTGTCCTTCTCGGGTCTTGTGGTGACGATTGTCACCAAAGACGCGGCTGGCTCTGCGGCTACGGACTGGACCGGCGCGACGTTCTCTCTCGCTCTTCTGGTGGACATCGACGCTTAATCGGTTCAAACCTGGGACCTCAGCGGTGAACTGAGGCGAGCGGGTGGAAGGCCCGCACCAATTTCGTAAAGGGGCGTTTCATGAAAAGGAAAGTCTTATTGCTGACGGCGATCATTCTGGCCTCTGTCGCCGTTTCTTATGGCGAAGTGGACACCGTGGAGCTTGGCATTTCTGCCCATGGAACGCCGATGGCTATTTTGGTGTCTACTTCGGCTTATACGAATGTGACGCCCGCCTCTGTTCGGACCCTGGTCGATATGACTGCGGTCCTCATCGACAACCCGTCAACGAACACCGGGACTATGCATGGACACATTGGAGGCTGCACAAGCACAAGCGTTTCCGTCACGGATGTGAAAGGCCCCATTGAAATCGCGCCCTCTTCAAACGGCGGGAGTATTGGAATTGCGGACGACCAATGTATTTGGATGGTGTCTCGACATACTTCGGCTGAATATTTGACGATTCAGGCCGTGGAGCAGGGGAGATAGTTTGAAACGGATACTTGTTTCCCTACTTTTGCTGATCTTCATCGCTGGTCCTCTGGCGGCCCTGGATTACAACCTGGGGAACGGTGGGACGGGAGGAGGGGGGATCACCTCTGTGCAGCCTTCCGACCTGGACGCGGTAGATTCTCCTTCGGACGGTGAAATTCCTTCAAAGACTGCCGGAGGTGACACCTGGACGTGGATCCCGGCGAGCGGAACCGGAGATATGTTGCTCGCCACGACCCAGACCGCGACAGCCGGCAAGACATGGAACAGTTGGAACGTCTGGAACGGGACGGGAACCTTTAATGCCTTCCATCTTTTTGCGTCCTCCGCACAGTTCAACCTTGCCCCAATGCTCAAAGAAATAACGGCTCCGGTGGCAATATCTGGGTTTGGTCTTCCTTACGTATCCTCTGTTGATTCAGATCTGCATTTCGTGGACGATTCCGGCGTGGATACGAACCTGCTTGACCATGCCATTTCGGCCGGAAACCTTCCTTCGGACGGCTACGCCAGCACCTACGTGAACGCATCCGGCGACACGATGACGGGGAACCTGGGGATCGGGGTTTCGCCTTCCTACCTCCTCCATTTGCAGAAAAGTGGGGATAGCGTTTCAGGTGGCTCGGTTGGACGGATTTTCAATGGAATCTACCAGGGGTTGAACCCCGGAAGCAATGAGGTCTATTTCGCAGGATACATCAACGCGATTTCTACCGGGACCACGGACAACACCGGGAACGCGGCCCATTTTGGCGGGGGTGTCGTTCGCTCCAGCGACACTTTCAACGGCGGGACGGACATGATCGTTTTGGAAGGACGCGCCGATTCCCGAAGCCACGTCGCGGGGCATGAGGCCATGGGCCTCTTTGGGTTCGTGGACTTCGTTTCGACCGGGACAGCCCCTGGTGCGAACGATGTTCGTTCCGCCGTCCGTGCGCGTGCGTGCGCCTCGACGGATGCAGACTGCGGAACGGATACAAGCGTCGGGACTCTCTATGGCCTTCATGTTGAAAATATTCAGGGAGGAAACTCCAACAGCCGAGCGATCTACCAAGCAGGAACGGATGATTTCGTTACCTTGCTCGCTTCTCATACTCACTTCGGCTCCGATACCCCTCACCTCGCCAAAGTGGCTATTACCCAGGCGGGTGGAGCGGACGTGAAACCCGCGCTCTCCCTCCGGAGCGGCGGGGCCTCAGATTACGTATACGCCACCTTTGGCCGGACATCAATTGACTTTAGCTTGGCAGTAGCGGGAGCCAGTGACCAATTCGCCACCGGATCAATCGCCGGGGATGCGGTCTGGTCGGCTCAATCCACCTCGAATTCCATCATGTTTCAATCGGGAGTAAATTCCGTCCCTGAATTGACTGTGGACAACAATGCCGTGGGAATCAGTTCCACCGTCCCCGTCGCGGCTTTAGGTGTGACTGGCGGAATCATCGCTTCCTCCACGATCACCGCTCAGGGCGGTTTCCACGGGGACGGGGCGAACGTCACAAACCTGAATGCGGCTAATCTCTCCAGCGGGATCATCCCAGACGCCCGGATGCCAGACCTAACCGGAGATGTGACGACCTCTGAAGGCGCGGTGGCGACCACGATTGCGGACAATTCCGTTGACGGAACCGACATTGCCCTTGGGTCTGATGCTCAGGGAGACATCATGTATTACGACGGGACGAATTGGGTTAGATTGGCCGCCGGGACCGATGGGAATTTCCTGGAAACCAACGGTGCGGGACAAAATCCCTCTTGGACCAATACCGGGAGCCTTACCCAGACCCTCACGAACAAGACCTTGGACGTAGAAGGAACAGGGAACTCAGTTACGACTGTGGAAAAGGTGTGGCTCCCGGCGGCGGGATGCAATAACGCCACAGCCTCAACGATTTGGGACTTGCCGACTTCCAACGCTCCAGCGGCGGGATGCCGGACGGGAACGAACATGCAAAAAGGCGTGTTGGATTTTGACCAGTCCACGGACGAAAGCGCGTTCAACAACATAGCTCTCCCGGCGGACTGGACCGGAAACGTGGACGCTCGATTTTTTTGGGAAGCCAACGACACCGGGACTAATAGCGTGGTTTGGGGGATTCAGACGGCTTGCGTAGCCGATAACGAAACGGACGACCCCTCCCTAAACACCGCCAGCACTGTCACGGACGCCAACGGCGGGACAACGGCCCATAAAGTCATGATTGCCTCTGTCACCGGGATTACCACGACCGGGTGTGCGGCGGGAGAGTTTATGCACATTAAGGTTTACCGGGATGCAGACAACGGGAGCGACACCTTGGCGGCGGATGCCCGACTGATCGGGGTAGAACTGACCCTGCGGAGAGCGCAATGATCCGGCGGATCTTCCCGACCCTCCTAGCTCTTCTCCTATGTTTGCCTTCACAGGCCGGGATGTCCGTTCGTAGGACAAGCCTTGCGGCGGCGGCTGGAGGCGGTGGAGGGGCAATTACATTTGATTCCTCTACCCCGGCGGTTGCTTCTTCTAACGGGGCGGCAGTGACAACGGCGGCATTTAATCCGCCCAACAATTCTCTCTTAGTGGCCTGTGTGATGAGCAACAGCAACACGGGGCAGAACATTACGATAACCATGTCTAATAACGGATCTGCTGTAACGTGGACAAATCAAGTCGAAAGGGATCTTGGGGATGGCGGGGCTGTTCGTGGACACGCAAGTATCTGGACAACGCCTTTAACCACGGGGCGAACTGGAATGACTGTAACCGCGACTTCCAACACGGGGAGCGGCGGAATAGGGATGAAAGTTTTTGTGATTACAGGGCACGATACATCATCCCCTATTGGGGCAGTAGGAGAAGGCTCAAGCACGACTAACAACATTACACCCAACGCCTTAACCACAACTGTAAACGCCGTCCGAGTTTTGGGATGTGCGGGGGATTGGAATGACCTCGGGTTGCCTACCACAACGGATACGGGGTATGCCTTCAACGCCTCGGGCTATGATGGAATCGCGGTGCATAAAGCGGCAGATACGGCTTCTGCGGGAACAACCGTTACGTTGAATTTTGATGCAGGGGGTACTGGTGCCCCTGAATGGAACTGGGTCGCAGTTGAAGTTAAATCAGCATCCTAGGAGAACAACAATGCCGACAATTAACCTGTTAACCGTAGCTTTGCGTCAAGGAACTGTGGAATCCGCGAGCGAGTCTATCCCTACCGGAATTTATTCTATGGAGGTCGCGGCTGTTGTCCCCTCCTCGGAAAAAAACGACCCCGAAAATTATTTGATCCTCAGAGCTTACGTCTCTTCCGACAATTGGGTGACTCGGGAGTTCGTCGGTGGAACCTCTTGGCAGGGCGGGAAAGTGTGTCACGACAAACAGGATCAGCCCGTAGAGTGCCCGGAGCCTGTGTTCTATCTCAATGAGATTGGGACCAGATATGTCGGCAAACTGATTCGGTTGGCAATTGAATCCCCTAAAGCCATGCGTTTCGGGGCAAGAGTGACCTACTGAATATGAGAACTAGACTCTTTCTCCTAATCGGTCTTATCTTGTTGCCAGCGTGTATGAGCCGGCGACAGGTGAAGAAGATCGTGAAAAAAGAGGTTCATCAATTCCTGAACCGTGTCGATGTTGGAAGTAAAGAAAGTGAACTTGGGATTGTCGCCGTTGATAGTGGGAAGGATAGCATGATCTCCCTTCAGAAAAACGGGCATGAGGTCGGCACCCTTTGGGCGGACGAAAACAAAAATGTTCGCTTGCGAACGATTGACCAGCAATCCCGGATCACCCTTGCTCCGTCCGGTATCGAGACGATGACGCTTCAGGTGGTGGCTGAAACGGCAGATGGGGGGAAAGTCGCTGGATATGTGATGTACCCCGTCCGAGTGGTGGGAATAGCGACCCCGACCGTCACAGGGGCGCACGTCTTTTCCTTTGAAAATGGCCCTGTTGTATCCATTGGAACCACTGGTCCATGGGATTGGCACAGGATGGATGGGCAGGAATTGATTTCCGACGCGGGGGACAAATGAATATCAAATCGCTGTATTCGTTGGTGATTTTGTTGTTTCTCGCACCGCAAGCCTACGGTGAAATAACAGGGGTCTATACGTTCCCTGAAGGCTCAAACGGAGAAGTTCAATTTGAATCTGACGGCCTCTTCTATGGGGATTCTGATTTTACGTTCAGCACGACCACGAATAGGGTCACGGTTTCCTCTGCGGCAGTTACCTATTTAACGGTGACATCGGAGACGGTCACCAGCCTTTCAATTTCCTCAATGACTGCTTCGTCGGCGACCATCACCTTGGGGACAATCACCTCTTTAACCGCTTCGACTGCCACGGTTTCCTCTATGACTGTCACGGCGGTGTCAGTGTCTGGTCTTACCCCGAGCCGCGCCGTTGTCACAGGTTCTGGTGGATCCCTTCAGACATCGGCCGTCACCTCGACCGAATTGGGGTACGTTTCCGGCGTAACATCTGCAATTCAAACACAACTGGACAACTTGGGGGCCTCTGACGCCTGGTTTTCTGCTGGAGAAACCTGGTCCTATATTAGCGCGAATTCTTTTTCCGTTTCAGGCGATAAAACCGGGAAATACCAGAAAGGAGACAAGATCAAGCTGACTCAGACCTCAGTGAAATATTTCTATGTGATCGATGTTGCCTATACAACAAGCGTTACGACGATCACGGTGACGGGAGGGACGGATTACACTCTGGCGAACGCTGCAATCACTTCGCCCTATTTCTCCAAGGCGGCGACTCCTCAAGGCTTTCCCGATTGGTTCAATTATACGCCAACAATGACTTCTGGCGACGGCAATGCATCAATCGGAAACGGAACAATCGTAGGCAGATTTTCCATTGATGGAAAGACAGTGAGGTTTCGTGTCTTGTTTACGTTCGGCAGCACTACATCGTTTGGTTCCGGTGATATTAGATTCAGCCTGCCTGTTAATATAACAACGGCTGTCTACCATACAAATGAGAATAATACGCCGATTGGGTTCTCATTTTCCTACGACAACAACACTGGTAATCAATGGCACGGTATCGCTGCACGCAGCCCAACCAATAATGACATTGTCGCGTTGCATTACAAGGCACCCCAAAATGATGCGTCTTGGGTAACGGCTACAACGCCAATGACATGGACGAACGGCGACCAGTTAGGTGCCGACGCTGTCTATGAAATGCAATAAGGGAGAGAAATATGGCGCGTGAAATCCGAGGAACATCCCCAAGCGGAACGCTATACGCTAGGCTCATGAACCCGTCAGGTCTATGGTGGAACGGCTCATCGTTTGAGGCTTACTCAGCCGCAAATTACACCAATTACGATATTGCCATGACCGAGCAGGGGAACAGTGGCGTTTATGTGGCCGATTTCCCTTCCGCCATTACGACCGCCGGGAGCTATGAATATTTCGTTCATCGGCAGTCCGGGGGATCCCCGGCTGAGGGTGATCCGGTTATCAACACGGGCAAGATCGACTGGACTGGTTCCGTCTCGGTTTCCAGCGTCACCGGGGCCATGACGGGATCCGAATTCCGGGATTACGTGTTGAGGAAAGGTTTTAAACGCACCGACAAAGACACAGAGCTTTATGAGGCTACGACTGACGCGATCCAGGAAATGCGCCGACGTTTCAAGTTCGACGAGGCGGCGGTGGAATCCACGACCACGGACACTATTTCGACCCTTGGGGATTTCAAGCTCACCTTGGAAAGTGATTTCGGGTTACTTCATGGGGTCGTGATGGAAGATGGGACGAACGCCCATACACTGACTCAGGCCAGCAAATCGAAATTTGATGAACTTTACCCTGACATCAATGTGACCAATGATCGAGGATACCCCAAGCATTTCTGCGTCTATGCGGGGCAGATTTACATCGGACCTATCCCGGACAGAACGTCCTACGTCTACCGGAAAAGCTACAGCCGGCGGGCGGGAACAATTACATCTTCCACCTCGGGCGTCCCGTTCACGATCCATTACCGGGACATCCTTGCTCAGTTGACCATGGCTCTCTTGTATGAGGGCCTAGAAGAGATGGACAAAGCGTCGTATCACAAGGCGCGATTTGAGGAGCTTTTCGCGCAAGCGACCCATCGTGAGACGGTAAATTCTGGGGCGCATTGTTTTACTATGAGGCCGACGGACTGCTGATATGCCGATCAAATTAAACGTTCCGCTTCCAAGTAAAGGCCTGGTTGTAGATCGGCCAGGGGAATATATTGATTCCCGCTCGGCGGCGAATATCAAGAACATGGAAACCAACCGGGGCATTATTCGCAAACGGCTAGGATCGGAATCCATCGGGTCAGCCCTTGGCGAGAGGATACAGCGTTATTTCGAGCTTCAAGTGGGGAACCAGACCCGCCTTTTCCGGGTTGGCCCCACCAAAGTGGAAGTCTTAAACAAAGTCACCGGCATTTGGTCCAGCGTCGCCCATGCGGCTTTGACAGGAACAGCCGAGGATCAGGTGAGTTACGCCTTTCCGCTTTTAAGCGGAACAAAGATCGTAACGTTTACAAATGGGATTGATGCGATTCGCAAATGTTCGATAAGCGGAAATGATGCGGTTCTGGGCGGATCCCCTCCGAAATGCCGATTTATGCAGGCTTTCGGCCCATATTTGGTCCTGGCTTACATCATTGACGGTGGATCGACCTATTATAGCCGTGTCCAATGGTGTGACACGGGACTTCCTGAGACATGGACCGGGGGGAACGCCGGAAGCGCGGACCTTCTGGAAGACCCGGAGGACATCACCGGCCTTGGAGTCTTTGGGAACTTCCTGACCGTCCATAAAGCCAATTCTATCTACCTGGGACAACTTGTCAGCACGTCAGCCGTTTTCCGGTTTGACCGGAAGGCTACTGGAGTCGGAGCGGTGGGTGGCGGGGCGATTGCCAACATACCGTCAGGTGAACAGATATTCCTGGCCTCCGATGGGCTTCACCTATTCAACGGTATCACCGCACCTTTGATCGAAAGCCCGATACAAGATGAACTCCGGGAATCTATGAATCCGGGATATCTTTACAAAGCCCAGGCTGTTTTCGTGGAAGAGCTGGATGAAGTGTGGTTTGCAATCCCCATTGGATCCGACACGGAGCCGGAGACGGTCTATAAATACAACTGGAGAACTCGCCAGGTCTACAAGGATGACCGGACGAATCTGACCGCGCTCGGCCTGTTCTTAAACACGCAGGAAGATTCTTGGGATAGTCGGTCAAACTCTTGGGATTCAGATGGGACAAGATGGTCTTCCGTAACCAACCTTTCAAATAATCCCGTTGTGATCGTGGGAGATTCTTCAGGGAATTCGGCCAAGCGGTCAGCCAACACCAGTAACGACGCCGGGACCGCTATTGAAGGAATTTGGGAGACGAAAGATTTTACCGCCGAAGACTTAGGCCTTCCTGACGCTGATCGTCTTATGCGATGGAAGGGAATGGAGGTCTGGGCCAAGGGAAGCGGAGTTTCAGTCTATTATTCCACGGATGGGGGAAGTTCCTGGACGTTGGCCTCTACCTTAACGCTATCCTCTGATTACCCGGACGATGATGCGCCTCTGAATATCTATTTTGACGTGGTGAAATCGCGTATTCGATTCCGTTTTCTGAATAACACTTTGGGAGAATCCTTCACTTTGAAGAAATATCAGATTGAGGCGACGCCACGCGAGGCGAGGAAATGACGAAATACGCAGATCCCCAATTCCCGGCCATTTTTGTCGAAAACCAGGTGTCTTTGCGCCCATTTGATAGGGACATGGTGACAGTCCTGGGCGGATGGGCGCAGGTGCTTAAAGCCATTTTGGATAAGGGAATCTCTCTTGCCGACAACGTTGACGCGGCGGTTGTTTCCTATACGTCCAATGCCACCCCGAACACTGAGGATACCGTGGCCCATACTCTTGGAAAAATCCCTACCTATTTCATCGTTGGGGATATCGACAAGGGGGGAGTGGTCTACCGAAGCGGTACGGCGTTTACAAAAACAAATATTTACGTGAAATGTTCGGTCGCCAGCGCGGCGATTAAGCTGATTTTACTCTAGGAGGACTGATATGGCATGGGATACAAGCGTTCCGTCTGGTAGTGACCCAATCTCGCAAGGGGATGATGTTATCCGCACTCTTAAAACCGATCTTCAGACCGCTTTGCGTGGGAATGCCTCTGATGGGACGGAAGCCAAATTCCCCGGTTCCGACACATCGAATCCCATTTATCGGTATCGGGGCCTGAAGGGAACCACTGGTGCGCGTCCTGCGGCCGGTCAATATGGTCTTTACATGAACACCACTCTAAACACGATTCAGCGCGATAACGGGACATCCTGGGAAGACGTGGCGACTTTGATCCCTTCCGGGACAAAAATGGTCTTTTACCAAGCGTCCGCACCGACAGGTTGGACGGCCGTCGCCGTAAACGACAGGTTCCTGCGAGTGGTGAGTGCTGGCGGGACTGGCGGCAGCACCGGAGGGAGTGGGCTTGCCCCTTCTTCGACGATCACGTTGGCCCATAGCCACACCGTCAACAGTCACACTCACAGTACACCGGCTTCTTTGATTGATTATACAACGGCTGCGGATTTAGCAACTGTTACGACCGATGTTATGTCTGCTGATTCGGATGGTGCCCAAATGGTCACGGGAAATACACCATCGGGAAACGCTCGTCACTTGAAGAATAGAATCCAGGCCGGGACATCGGGCGGGGCCACCCCTGGAACTGACAGCCAACTTTCAAATATCGCGTTTCAATACGCCGATGTTGTTATAGCGACGAAGGACTAATAATGAAAAAGATTTGTCCTCTCATTAAAAAGGAATGCCTGGGCTATGGGTGCGAGTTCTATATTCACTTGATCGGTCTAAACCCGCAGACCGGAGTCCAGGAAGATAAATGGGGGTGTGCTGTGAATTTCCTCCCCATCCTTTTAATCGAGAATGCTCAAGTTTCACGACAAACAACCGCAAGTACAGACAAAGTAGCATCCGAGGTCCGAAAGCACCACGCCACATTTTTCGCAGCTCTTAATGATGATGCAAAACAACGGCTCCTGGACGCCGATCCCCAGATGCAAATCGAAAAAAAGAAGGATCAGACAGGAGGATAAATATGGTTTGGGGCGCAGTCGCGGCGGCAGCCGTGCCAACAGTTTTAGGAATGCTTCAGAAAAACAAGAGGACTGGGCAGGTTCCCTTGGAGACGGCGGAACAAAGGGCGGCCCGCCAGAAGCTTATTGAATTCGCCAATACTGGGAAATTTGGCGATTTCGAGGCGGGGGCGGAATTGCCTCTTGGTTACGGCGATTTTGACGCCACCGGAATCGAACAGACGGGCCTTTCCAACCTTCAAAACCTTCTCAAAAGTGGAATCCCCGACCAGTTCCGCATGGGAGACGCCGCGCTCGAAGACATTCTGCAAACGGATCCGGCCAAGATTCAGGCGCAGTTTGATCCCTTCAAGGCCCAGGTAGAAAGACAGATTCGTGACTCCAACACGGCCTTAAAGCGGAACGCAGGGTTTGCCGGGAACCTCTACTCCACCGACACCATTCGGCAACTTGGAGACGTTGAGGCTCGCGGGAATGAAACGTTAATCTCCCAGCTTGCCAACCTTACCAATGAGGCGATAAACCGTCGCCTCCAGGCCATTCCTCTGGCTTATGAGTCAGGTCGGATGAAAGAGGACATTCAGCAGGGACGAATTTCGGCCGGAATGACGTATGGCGGACTGACGCGCCAACTGAATGACGCCAAGATCAAGGCTCGGGATGCTGAAATTCAACGTCGTCGGAGCGAACTCCAGTTGCCAATCCAGGCAGCGCAGACCGTCGCGGGCGGGCCTCCCGAGTTTGGTATCCCGGAGGTGAAGTCGAGTCCGTATCAGGATGTTTTGGCGTTGGCCGGCCAGATAGGCGGGCAGTACCTGGGAAATGAGTTGTTTATGGGCCAATACAACCGACATTTCGGAACGCCGAAGTTCCACCCGGACAAGGGGAGCCGTTTGGCAGTGATGCCGAGTAGACGACCATATTCCGGGTCGCTGGACATTTACTAGGAGGCTATTATGGCGAGCGTTCAGGAATTACTTTTAGCGGCCCAGGCCAAGAAAAGCCCGTTCATATCCCTCCTGGAGGGGGCGACTCAGGGCTTCGGACAGGCGCAGAATGGTGCGTTGGAGCGGACGAAAACCCTCATCGAGTTGGATGAGCAGAGAAGGCAGGCCGAGGAGGCGGCCTATTGGGATCAGCAGGCCAAGAAAATCATGGCGGAACAAGAAGACCAGATTTCACAGGCCAAAAAAGCATTGGGAGGAGAGCAGACTTCCCCTTTCCCGCAAATTCGATTAGCTGGTCTGACTCGTGAGGGTGGGAAATATGCTCCCAAGTTTGAGATAACGGAACCAAAGGAGATTTCTTACACCTCGGAGAAGTATCAAGACGACCAAGGACGAATTCGGATTGGGAAATGGCACCCCCATAATGGTTTGGTCAAATCTCCTGATGACGCCATTGCGCCAAAAACTTCGATGGAAAAAGCAGCCGAAGGCCCCAAGATTCTCCCTCCGACTTCGGTTCTTGCCCTTAACGAGGGGAAAACTGTAGCCCGGATGCTCCCTGATGTGGAAAAGGCCATTGAGGCAAATCTGGGGAAATTTGGGCCGGTGACGGGGAGAACTGGTTCGGCCAACCCTTATAACACCGAAGCTCAGACGTTTGACGCTCGAATGCGGACAGCCTCTCAAGCATTTGGGCGGTTCATGGAAGGCGGCGTCCTCCGAAAAGAAGATGAAGAGAAATATCGAAAGATGTTTCCCCAAGCTCATGATACAGATGATGTGAAGATTAATAAGCTCTCCATCGTGCGGCGGATGTTGGCTGAAAAATACGAAGATGATCGGCGGACACTTGGTGCGTCAGGATATGATGTTTCTGGGTTTGAGGCTTTGGAGGTTCCCCCTTCTATCTTCGACCAGCCGGGTGGGATAACTGAGGAAGATCAGGAGGCTATCGCTTGGGCAAAGGCAAATCCAGGTGACCCGAGAGCTAAGGAAATTCTCCATCTGAATGGGATGGGGCGATAATATGGCTTTCGATCCCGACAATTATTTGGCCCAAAAAACTGGCCGCAAGCCGTCCCGTGGCTTTGTGAACAAAGCTGACGCGGGAACCCTCCCGCCTCCGATGCCCCCCATTGCTCCACCGAAGGGGCTGGCGACTATTCCGGCTCCAAGTCGCCAATCTTCGGAAAATCCTTCCTCTTCAAAAGGATTTGATCCAGATGCTTATCTGGAATCGAAAAAAACGAAGACGCCTTGGTCAGCCGTTCCTGGGAATGCAGTAAAAGATGTTAAAAGCATTCTTCAGGGGCTTTCGGCACTGGGCGGTAAAGTTTACCGATTCCCTTCAGAAATCGTTCAAACGGTGGCGGAACTTGCCAAAGGGGGAGAATTTGGAGATACCCCCATTGGACAAGATGCGGCGACCATAAACGCCATCGTGAATGACATTATGCCTCACTTCGAGAAAACGGAAGAGGGTTACAAATTCCGGGTTGGGTCCATTGCGGAGCGAGCGAAGGATATCATTACCGACCCCGGAGAAGCTTTCCGTCAAAATCCGGTGAACACCGTGGCGGACGTGCTTTCTGTGGCGGTTCCCATTGGGAAGGTCGCGGCCGGGACGAAAGCAGGACAGAAGGCTTTAGAAGTTGGGGAAAAGGCACTGGACGTAACCGGGAAAGTCATTGCTCCGATATCGGAAGCCGCTGGCACGGGTGGGCGCAAGGCTATGAGTGCTGTTTTTGGGCCTTCCGAGGAAGCCATTCGGGCAAGACTTGAGCGAAACGCCGCCATAGCCGGAGCCAAAACGACGGAAGACCTTGCCGAGGATTTGGCGGGATCTGCAAATCAGTTGTCCGAGCAGATTACCAAGTATGACAAACGCGCCTGGGAAACCTTAAGCCGATCGCATAACCCAAATGAGGGGGCCTTCTCTCGCGCTGAAATTCTCAACACGCTTCGAGATATACGAAAGCAAATCCTTGTAACCGGGGGTGGGACGGTTGGGACCGCACAACGAAAAGCCATTAAAACCATCGATGGGATTATTTCTGATATCAAAACAGTCGGGAGCAAAGTTCGGGGGACTGTGAAGTCAGCAATGGGCGTCCCTTCCTCTATCAAAAATGCGGACTATTTATCCCAGGCCCAGGTGAAAGAGATTGTCCAAGCTCTTCGGAAGAATGTGAATTGGCAGGACGATACGGCCGAGTTAGCGAATTCTGCCATTGAAGCCGCCAGCGAGACACTTGACGCCAACCTCAAAACACGAAACCAGGCTTACGCAAAAGCCATGGAGCCGGTTTC